CGCAGGGCTACAGTCAACCTTCGCAGGGCTACAGTCAACCTTCGCAGGGCTACAGTCAACCTTCGCAGGGCTACAGTCAACCTTCGCAGGGCTACAGTCAACCTTCGCAGGGTTACGGTCAAGGCTACCCACAACAGGTTCATAACTTTTTACCGCCACAAAAACCATGAGCGTTTATCATACCCCCACGGGGGTAGTACGCGGGAGTGGGTCGAACTGTCGGAGCACATCCGAACCGGTCGACCCCTCCGACCTCCCCGCCGGTGCGCGAATACGTACCGCGAAATACTTTTCGACAGTACTACCATCGCTAGACTTTGAAACCTATAGCGCGGCGGGGTACCTGTTTATCCAGCAACCGCAAACCGACGCTCGCCGTTGGAGTCCTGCATATAAAGTAATAGGCGCGGGATCTAACGGCGGCGGCTTGGGGGTAGTCGGGGTACCGGCCTATGTGGAGCATCCTACTTTCGAAGTATTATCGCTCGTTTATGACCTCAAGGATGGTGGGGGGCGTCGGTTATGGTTGCCCACTATGCCCACCCCGTCAGATTTATTAGGTCATGTGGAGCTGGGCGGCTTACTGGAGGCGCACAACTCTACGTTCGAGTGGTATGTTTGGAACCTGTACTGCGTGCGTAAATTGGGGTGGCCGCCTCTCCTTATAACCCAATGCCGTTGCTCTAAAGCTAAAGCTAAACGTTACAGCCTACCCGGCGGACTTGATCTACTGTCGAATGTGTTAGGCACTACCGGTAAAGACCCCGAAGGGACTAACCTAATACGCAAATTAACCGTACCACACACCCCGACTAAATTAAACCCGTCGTATCGTTGGACCCCTGCAACAGCATGGGAGGATTTTAAAAAACTTTATAAATACAACGATCAGGACGTACTAGCTGAGGATGAAGTTAGCGCACATATACCCGACCTTACACCTTATGAGCTAGCTACGTGGATCACGGATCAAACAATAAACGCTAGGGGAATGTTGTTTGATATCGAAACGTTGAATGCCTCACTTGACGTGTTAGCTCAAGCCGGGGAGAAATACAACGCAGAACTTAAAGCGCTCACCGGAGGGCTAGTTAAGACAGTAAATCAGAATAAAAAGTTTATAGAGTGGGTGCAATCCCGGGGGGTACACACTAGGAGCGTTGACGAGGAGCACAGAGAGGAGTTATTGAAAGGGTATTTGCCTCCGGATGTTCATCGGGCTCTGGACATCGCTCGGCTAATAATGGGTGCAAATATAAAGAAGTTGAAATCTATTAAACTGCAATTAAGTAGCGATAACAGACTACGAAATCAATATGTCTATTGTGGTGCCGACCGTACAGGGCGTTGGTCCGGACCCATGCAAAGCCTAACTGCCGAAGGACCACAGACAGCCGAATGCGAGTCTTGTGGTAGATTCTTTGGGGTTCAAAAAGCTTGCCCGCATTGCGGCTCGCTTATGTTTCACGTTTTGCCGGAGTGGGGTAACGGTGCCGTAAGACAAGCAAAGCGGGATATAAGAACAAAGTCCCTTGAATACATAGAACAGATTTGGGTCTCACCGATAGAGGTATTAACGGGGTGCATTCGTGGTCTCATTATACCAAAGCCCGAACATAAATTTATTTGTTGTGATTTCTCCGCGGTAGAGGCGGTAGTCGCTGCGTGTGTGTCACGGTGTCAATGGCGTATAGACGTATTTAGCACGCATGGGAAGATATACGAGGAAAGCGCGGCACGCGCTACAGGAATATCGTTTGAGGAGATACTGGCGTATAAAAAAGAACACGGGAGGCACCACCCGGTGAGAAACGGTATTGGAAAAATCCGCGAACTTGCCGGTGGCTATGGTGGGTGGATCGGAGCTTGGAAGAATTTTGGGGCGGAGAAATATTTCAACAACGACGGTGAAATAAAAGCCGACGTGTTAAAATGGCGGGAGGAATCCCCTGAAATTGTCGACATGTGGGGCGGCCAGTATCGGGGATACAATCAACCGGAATTATTCGGGCTAGAGGGTGCGTTTATTAAAGCGATACTGAACCCAGGCACTAACCACCAGGTTAATGACTTTACTATATCCGTAGAGGGTGACACCCTCTACATGCAATTACCGTCGGGTAGATACTTGTATTACCACGAACCGCGTCTAATCGAGACACACGACAAAATGGGGCGACCCGCATGGAAAATAACCTTTATGGGCTATAACACGCAGACAAAGAAAGGCCCGAAGGGCTGGATACGCCAAGAGACCTATGGCGGCCGGATATTCCAAAACGGTGTTCAGGCCGTCGCTGGCGATATACACGCGGAAGCGCTAACGCGTTGCGAGCAAAACAACTACCCTATTGTATTAGATACACACGACGAGGCTCTAGCGGAGGTACCAGACTCCCCGATATACACATTACAGAGAATGGTGGATCTATTAGAAATTCGACCTTACTGGGCGAGCTGGTGGCCAATCAAAGCGACGGGGTGGGAGGCGTACGAATACGGTAAGTGATACGAGGTTTAAGGAGTACGAATTTAAAATTTAGGGTTTCCATATGACTGGATTGAGGGTTAACAATTGGAACAAAGGACAGGACTAAAGAAATGAAAGACCGACTATTCAAAATGACCATGATAGGCTTTTCCATATTCGTGCTCGCAATGTGTGCTCACAATGTAAGGGCAGGGCGCGTTATGCAATATGCACAACTAAGTTATGCCGTGGTATATGTGCGATGCCCAAGAGGGCAAGAGCCTGTAAACTGGATGGGCGCAAAAAGCCTGTTAAACTGGAACGGTGTCAACGACATGTGGTTGTCCGCATCGAATAACATTTATCAGCAACCGGGTTGTGACCTGGTGTTGCACCATCCGGATCAAACCGAAGAAATTTTAGTGGGTTGCGCTAATAGCTGCACGGTAGCAGATCCCGCTGTTTCGCTTGATGGTTCGAAAATCGCATTCACATACTTTCCAGACACGTCTAGCTTTGTTTCGAATTACGGAATTCAGATGACAAACGCGGGGCCGTATCCGGATCACAATCAAAGCTATGTGGATTTACCAAGCGGAACCCGAAAGAGTTCCGGAATGCTGCCGTATGTCGGCGGGAGTTTTATTTTAGAATACGATCTACAAACGAATGTTGTCAGCCGAGTGTCACCACCCTCTGAACCGTATGGCGCACACGCTTATCCGGGCAAACCCTTTGGCTGGACACCGACAATCCCGATCATGGACACGTCACCGGTTTATTTACCTGGCGGGAGGGTAGCTTTCGTTTCCAATCGGGCTAGTGGAACACTCCGTTTCGAACTTTTTTCCACAAACGGGACGGATTTGGATTTTTTAGGCCATCGGGCCATGAACCAACAGCTACACCCGATTTTATCACCTGGAGGAAAAATCATTTACACTAGCTTCGATATCATTGGGCAAAAAGGATCAAATAACCAGTATTCTCCGTTTACAATTAACACCGATGGGAGTTTTCCCTTCATTTTGGCGGGTAAATTTGATGCAACACACGTTAGCTACCACTATACGACCGTTTTAAGTGATGGTTCGGTTGTCGTGACGCTCTACTACAACCATAATAACGGCGGCATGGGCACTCTGTTGCGGTTCCCGATCGATCCACCTGGGCCGGATTTTTACAATCCTGTCGTAACTCAGTGGGAGCCGGGCGTTGAAGGATTCCTAAAACCCGGTCAATACACGTTAACACCCGGTTCAGATGCAGGCGACTCTCCTGCTAAGTTTTACACAGATCCCGCCGATTATTGGATACACCCGCAACGTCAAACAGGGCGATTTCTCACGATCAACGGTGCCCCATATCCTACGGACGATCCAGAAATACAGCACAATGGACGGTTTACGCACCCCGCAGCCGGTCCTGGGAATGACCTGCTCGTAACCTATACTATTGGCGCGAGTTCAACGATGGGCGGTTGTACGGGCACACCGGGCGTTATCACGCGGTCATGTGGAAAGGATGCCGGGTTGTATGTTTGTCACCTTACTCCCGGCGGAACAGAAACAATAGACCACATCACACAATGTCAATTAATTGTTGACCACCCGGAATACCATGAAATCATGCCGCGCGCGGTGGTACCGTTTAACCAAATCTACAGCGCCCAGCCGCCGATTATTAGTAAAACTACGGATAGCCGATTGCTGCCAGGGGAGCCGTTCGGTTTGACCGGCGCGGCTACTCTGTTTGACCGTGAGACTCGCGCGCCCAATGGGACGCCTTGGAACATGAAAGACGGCGGCGGCACAATGTCAGGCCGTACTTATACCAACCTAGGCACAATGGGAGCCGAATTAGCAATATTTGACAATTCGGAGATATACGGTGTTCGGATTTTGCTGCCAGTTAAGCCGTTTCCGCTAGCCACCGGTCAAGCTGATGCGAGTAAATTTGCCGGGCATCAAAATCATTGGTACCGAATACTTGGCGAATTTCCAGTTAGAAAACTTGATGGGAGTCTGGATGCGCAAGGCAACCCAGATACAAGTTTCTTGCTGAAGATTCCGGCTAATACGCCTTTCGCGTTTCAAACTTTAGACAAACGGGGTATGGCATTGGACATTGAAACAACGTCCCGGTCGGTTATCCCTGGCGAGAAACAAATATGCGGCGGCTGCCACGTCCACACACGGGATTCCATTGATCCGAATACACTACCGTTATTTACTGACCCTGTTCAACCGGTTCAAAGCGCTGGCGGTACTAGTCCAATACTGTTCGCAGGAAACCTGAATGATCTGATAGTCACAGAAACAGTGAGCAATCTATACCCCGGTTCCGTGAGTTTAAACTCACTGAAAACGTTAGCTGCCGATTGGGTAACGGACATCGCGCCGATCATTCAGGCCCGGTGTTCTAGTTGCCACGGTGAGGGGCAACCAGCACACCTAGCCACCGGCCTGCGGCTAGATATTAACGCCTACGAATTAATAGCAAAAAACCAAACATCTAAACCCGGCGATTCCGTTGTCCCCCGGTATTCGTGTTGCACAGCATCACGCTGGATATCGTTTAATAGTGCCCGTTCAAGCATGCTGGTGTGGGCGCTATACGGCGAGCGAATGGACGGACGTGACCCGGCAACCGGCCTGCCCTTCCCGAATAGCGAGGTGCTGGTTGATAATTTAGGCAAAGAATACCCGGAAACGTGGCCAAATGTTGCGACACATGCGGCCTATGTCGTGGGTATGACCGAAGCTGAAAAACGTTTGATAGCTCGCTGGATTGACATTGGCGCACCAAAGACCAACGCACACGATGATACGATGGCACCGGTTTTAACTGTTACGCCGGTTCTAACCAGCAACGTAGTTACAAGCTTAATTGTGGGTTACTGGGACGAATCACCGATTGACCCGCTAAGTTTTTCGGTAACCGTTGATGGTGTAAATATCACGCCACAGATTGATCCACACGCTAACACCGTAGAAGTTATATTATCCGATCCGATCACAAGCAGTTCGACCGGGCTTTATATTTTCCAATTGAAAGATATGCCGAATAGGACATTCTCGTATGCTCAGCCAGGGATATTTGCGCAGAATGGAAGCAAGTTAACGTACACTGCTGGACGGCTATTCGAAATGGCAGGAGGAGATATGGCTCCGCCGCCCGTTAATCCGTGCGACATTAACCCGGCAAGTTTTGAATGTTGCGTTACAACTCCGACAAATGCCTGCTTACCACAAGATCCGGCTTGGTTTATTTACGATGCGGGTACGCAAATTAATCAGTGTTTTGTTTTACAGTGAAAAAGGAGAAATTAAATTATGTCGAAACCGAGAATACTCGTATTAGGGCACGGCGGACACGGAAAAGATACATTGTGTGTAGCACTACAGACCACGTTTAAGCTAACGTACCTATCCTCGAGCCTCGCCGCATTGCCATATATCTTTCCCGTTTTGTCGTTAGTAACGAGGGCGACGTTGCCAGAGGAGGCATATAAACGACGCAAAGACAACCGCGAACTATGGCGTGAGCTTATAGCGCTGTATAACTGTCAAGACAAATCCGCGTTAGCCCGGCGCGTCGTTGCTCATGCTGATATCTACAACGGTATGCGATGCAGGAAGGAGTTCGAAGCCTCCAGGCATTTATTCGATCTGATATTCTTCGTTGACGCCTTTGACCGTGTTGGGTTTGATAAAACAATGGATATAGCTTTTGATGAGAACACCATGACGTTGATCGATAACAACCACACATTCAACGAACTCTACAGACAAGTAGAGGGTTTGTCGCATCTATTCGAGTAGTAAGGCAATCAACACTAGGGGCACTACAGCTGTGATATAGGCGGCATAGTGCCCTAAGTGGTACGACGCGTAACGGTCGGCCCTAGGCCCCCTAAAAGGGAACCGACCCCAGTTAGGGTTATACTTCGACCCCTCCGGACCTAACACGCGAGTAAAAAACCGGACAAAAAATTCAACATACCTGTGCAACATAACGTCACCCTACGGGTTAATAAAATGAAGTATTCCCAGAATTATAGTGGCCGACGCCGTAGCGACAGACACTACCCAAAGCAAAAACCCTTTTATACCGCCGCTCACACGTACTGTGCTCTCCATATCCCTAAAGAATTTGACTACCCCCTCGGTACTCTTCGCAAGATCCTCCAAAGCCCTAGCCTGTTCTCTTGTCGCTTCTGAATTGCTTTGAACAATGTCGGCTAATTGCCTCCACAATTGCTCTTGGTTCTTGTTGTAAGCTTCTTGCCGTGCAACGTATCGCTCGAAATCCAATCTAAGCCTGAGTAATTCGCCGTCGCTCCACCGGGGCCTTTGGGGAGGTTCTTCCGTCATTTCTGCCAAAAAACCTTATCACTGTGTTGCGTCCCCGCTCTTTTATCAAACGTGCGTAAACCAAGATACGCCCAAGCGGGGGACGCAATAACCGAAGCGATAGCGCCATTAAATAAATCCGTACCGTCGAATATTCTAAAAGCCAAGCACACGAAACAGTACGCAATGAGCGCTAACCACGACTCTCGGGCCATACGCGGCCGTGTACGCCGGACGTATTCATCTAGCGCAGTGTCCCCTGTCCGTATTGTCTCTTGTGTTTGTTTGTGCTCCTCCTGTTTATCCTGCAACGCCGCGAGAGCCATCGTCTCTATGTGCTTACGGACGGCCTCCTCGTTTTGGTAATACAACTCCTTTAGTTTTACCATAGTTTGCGGGTCGGTCTGTAGCGCCGCAAGCGCTTCTGCGGGACTATTGGTTCCCGTTGCGCCGGATACTATTGACACACCAGCGGCCACAGCTCCAGGGATATTACCCGTAATAAGTGACCCGACCAGAGCGGCACCCGGTCCCGCATTACGCTTAACCCAGTCACCAACATCCTGCCACTTCACAGGTTAACCCTCCGGTTTAGCCAACCATATACAAACGTTTCATCTTTTTCCCGTTGCTCCGCTAACTCTATACACCCTGCCCCCTGCAAGCAATTCAACGCTTTGCACAGGGTTTTCTCACTTCGTTTAGTAAGATATTTAGCAAGCGCTCTAAACGTGGCTGGACCCGCAACACCGTCTACGGCTACATCGGGGTATAAAGTTTGCTTGACGTTAAACACATTAAGTGCACGTTGTAAAAATTTGATAGCCGTCACCGGCCCCATTAATACCCCGGTATCGACTACTTCCTCAGCAATTGCCTCCGACAGAGTTGCAAGGCTATCACCCTGCACAGAGTCCCAATAACGCCTTGAATAGATGTCGAAAGCTATCTGGCGCGGCATCTCAGACATCTTGCCCAAGTAACCGTAAGCCCTCGCCACCGTCTCGGTAACGCCCCACTTTGTCGACCCTCCGGAGTCGTCCGGGTGGTCTGTGTGGTCTTCACCTTCAACCCCTAAAATAGCGTCAATCACTCTTTGTTTACATGTCATATCTAGTTCCCCACCCCTACTATAACCTTCATGCAAAGCCATGTCTTATTACTACTCATATCCACGACAGTGCCGACACCACTAGAAAACGCCCTTAGCGAATAGGTGTCCCCATTGACCACATACATCGGGGGCGACACTATAGACAATATCGTAGGACCGAGTGAGTTAATTAACCCCCTAGCCCTCGGTTGTCCCGGCCACCCTGTTGTGCCGTTAACGTATATATCCACCCCAACAAGGTATTGGGTAGCTTGTGAATTAAAATAGACTTGACCAAAAAATTGAACAAACGACACACCAAGGGGTATGGGCACCTCAGTGGCGGGAAGGCTAGGCACTATGACCCCCGCCCCAACTTCGTATTCCTTATGATACCAGGGTATAGCCGGAAACGTCAGATCAACGCCAAAAGTGCTCGGCCCGCCCGTACCGCTTAACAGTATCCCCCTCTGTCTAGTTAGGCGGGATTTGAATGCGGTCATTAATACCGCGTCATCATTACCTGAGTAGGCTTGGGGGGTTGTAGCGAGGGGCAATTGTGTGGTGGGAACTAGCCCTGTAGTTCCGAGAGACGCTACACCGTTAGCCAACCCCCGCATGGCGATTAACTGATTAAACTTAGTAGTTAGGTCCAATATGTCCGACCTAGCGTCACTGGCTTTATCGTTCACAGGATCGTCTAAGTTTGTAGTATTTACCGGTACAGTCGGCCAAGGCATGTTATTACACTCCTACAATGTCCACATCAATATTAGCGTCAGCTAGAGCAAGTGACGCATTATATAATTTAATTCGGGGGCCAATAGCCACGTCCTTATCTATAACCTCATAGCTCCATCCGGGGCCCGTATTCTGAAGTATCACGTTAACCCGTTTGATTTTAGTATACACCTGGGTGATTGGAACCCGAATATCCCCGACACCTAACCGGTACGGTGCTATAAGTAAAGATGTGTTTATGTCCTCTAATATTTCGTTTACTGTATCGCCACTTAGAATAATATCCGCGTTGCTAATAACTATAATTCCCGACGCCCTAGACGCGCTTATCCGGATGTGAATATACCTACATGTTACCGGCGGGCCCACTACTGCCCAGGGGGTATACGTCACATCGTCGTCGCTGTGCTCTTCTTCGACAATAAGTGTGTCGGCGTTATGCACTACGCTTACAAGTGGTGTCAATGTAACTTTAGCACCTACATCGAAGGTGTGAACATAGTACAGGTTAAGATAGGGGTTTTTATTCCAAAACGTTAAACCTTGCCACTCCGCCCAGTCCTGCCAGTGGGATTGGTCGTCCGCATACAACTCCGACCTGTCAGAGTAAACAGTACAATTAAACTTTATACCCGGCCACCCTACAGTGGACAGATTAACTACCTCAAAAGCGGCCGCAATACGCGGATTAGGTAGGTCACCCTCAATTATTATAGCATTAGTCGAATAATTCCCGCTTGTGTCAACGGCTTTAATGCCTATCGTATAATGTCCCTGCGCAAGCTGGTTAGTTTCCCAAGCCCGAAGCCCGTCGGAGAGCTTTTCCGCCCCACTTATGGGCGTCATCTGCTCCCACGTCCCGCCAACACCGGCAAAATAACGAATGCTAAAACCGTCGAGGTCTAAAGGGGGATTCGGGTACTGCCAGGTAAACTGGCGAGTACCGTCACCCTGGGCGCTAAAAAAGAATGCTTGCACGTCTGGCGGCGGGGAGGTCTTACCGATGACCGTAACGCCGTACAAATACGAATACGAACTCGAGACACCCTGGCCCCCTATCGCCTTGATGCGAAAATCATGTAACACCCCCTCACGTAAATTCGGTATTAAACCCTCCGTTAGATTTGGGCTATTAACCGCGGCCCCGGGTAGCCATGTAGCACTAGCGGACTCTTTATATTCTATAAAATATGCAACTACAAACGGATTTTGTGATGCCGTCCATAACACTCTAACCATAACGATCAATGTCCCGTCACGGCCTAAAACAAGTTGAGACTCGTCGCTAATAACATTTAGATTAGTTGGCGGGTCAATCGCAAATGGACTAACCAGTATTGTATCCGACGGCGGCAGGTATTCTGATGTAACAGTACGATCATAGTCCGTAGGGTCGTACTCTATACCGGTAATCCGGATACGCCCTGTAAGAGTCAAAGCCATTTCAACGACGCGGAAAAGTTTATCTACAAAACCATACGAGTCATACGATAAGGCAAACACGCTTGTAGGATTTAGTTTCACGGCTTCCGGACCCGCGTTAAACGTAACTATGCCGGTATTGCGCGAGGTTTTTAAAAGGTACTCTGCGCGGTACCTCGCTCTATACGGGCTAGTTTCACCGGAGAAGTCCGCCGTTGTGTCGAGCTGTAACCCGTTATCCTCCGCCAAATAAGTCGCAGATTGATTCTGCACAGTGGCAGGTTGCCAGTTATCCTCCGGGTTTATATACCTCACCTCTACAGTGTTTAATAACGATGACTTATTTGGGGATTTATATACTACCGTACCAAATATATTATCTTCGTTAAAATACGCCGCCGTTGGTTCATCGCGCAAGGGGGTTAAAGCGTAGGCCCCTTGAATAAACGGCAACTTAGAGCGGCAACTACCCACTAATGCGCCTATGTTGTCAAAAACCTTATTGCTGGTATCCACCACGATGTTAGTGGCTAGTAACGCCTCCGTACCTACAGATCCAACGAATAGCGGTGATGGGGTATCGTAGTAGTCCGCCGCCGCTATAAAAGCCAGGTCATTTATGGCCGAGTCGGCAAGCCCGCGACCGTATATGGTGTTTTTAAGATAGTCCCGGATTTGCCAAGCGGGGTTCTCAGAATATAACCACGTGGAGGGGTCTGCGTAGGACTGCCCCACATCGCGGGGGTCGAATACCTTCTTACCTTTAACTACAGCGTTAACACGCGGGAAACTAGAGTAGGGGGAGTTTTCCCCCATGGTAAATTTACAAGCCAAATAAGCTACGCCACTTAGTAATTTGTCTATACCCCATTGTGTGGGGAAAGCCGCGTTTAATATCGGGTCAACAGTCTGGGTAGTTGTGCCGGTGTATACGCGGACATCTAACAAACCGGAGAACCTTTCGTCCGTGCTAATAATGTCATCAATATAAATCTCCGACACAGAATCAATCTCACCCTCGCACAATACCAGCACGGTATGCAAGTCTTGGTTAGTCTCTCCGGCCGAACCCCAAAACACTCGTATAGCGCCGACCTTGCGTGTGCCGTACACCACCGGTATTTTTTCGACGGTAGATTGCGTATTCAGCAATACCCCTTTTTCGCGGTCGATGTTGTTTATAGGTATGTCGGTTAACTCGTCGATCAACCAGTCATAACCATTTTTTAGCAGCCCGATCGTGGGGTTTAAAAGAGTAAGGCCGTTATCCTTAACAAAGTCTATAGGGTCGTCAATAAAATCGGATACAGAATCCTTAACGTCGGAGTAGGCGTCACTTATAGCGTCCCCGACACCACCGATCGCGTCCCCTATACTGCCAAGCCCGAACCCCATTATACCCGCCCCCATTTAACGTCTTTGACCGACACTCCGGAAAATTCGAAGCCGGTATCACCGAGGAAAAAGCGTTGTTGGCTCTCTACGTTGGTGCGTCTGCCCGCCCTCTTTTCAAACTGTGCCCAATGGTTTGATATATTCCAAACTACCGATGAGGAACCGGACTGAATATCCTCGGCCAGCTCGTATGACTCGATTGTACCGTCAAAAAAATTAATTGGGTCGGGAAGGATCACGCCGGAGATATCGACGGAGGCTAAATTTATGGATACCCTCGCGTCGTTGAATCTTTCATTGAGCGCCACGGATATATTAGACAGGTTTGCTCCGGTCAATCGAAGCGTAATAGCTGAAACTCTGTGCTCCTGAGTCTCTAAAATGTCCCCGATATCCAGTAGACCGAGCGCAGGCGTATATGTGTTGCCTCCCCACACCAAATTTTTATTGTGCGTCGTATACCGCACAACCGTAGAAAAATAAAAGTCGATCAGGAAAAACCAAGATGGTATTTGACGTAAGCTAACATATTGCGCCATCAATTGCGTAATGTCGCGCATTTATATAGCCTCCACGACATCAAAAGACATGCCATACTCAAGACCTGGCTCGACAGTGTAGGAATGTATACTACTCGCAAGCCTAACGCGAAAGGGGACATCACTCACTAGTATTTGTTCACCCTGAGCCGGGTCACGAATTAAGGGCGGCTCGAATACCAGGCACACGTTACCGCCGGAGCTAGAATCCGCCGACTCAACGACCATGTAAACCTTAAGATCACCAACGGGCTTAAATATGTCTCCGGGTTTAGCCCAACCTATAACACTAGGAGTAGCACCACCTACCGCGAGTAAATTACCGGACGAGAGGGGTTTAGCGGAAACGCTTGTAACTTCGCCGATGAAATCCTGGTCGTACTCTATCATAAAAGGGGCGTTGTTAATGGAGGGTATGAGCAGAAAGGTATACGTCCCCCCTAAGGAGAACACCTCGCTCGCGGTTCCCGTAGTGCTAAACTTTATAGTTCCCGCTGTACGTGTAAAAGTTACCGTGACCTTTGCAGCGGACAGAGCATCGGGAAATACCTCAGATTGCGCAACAGATTGGGTATTAACCTGCGACCCATCAATAACAAGTTTTTCATTTAGGTCTTGTATCGTCGCACCGACCCCCAGATCCCACCAGTGGTTAGCCCAAAATTGCCCATTACTTATTAACTCGTCGCTAGCGGTAATAGTGAATGCGTCGAAAAATGTGTCGGCTTGCCCGAAGGTGCCAGGCAGGGTTAAATCCGTTCTATTGACTAGGTATCTGGTGGTGGCAATATCGTATTTAAAGATCCGGGTTTTGTAGCTATAGTGCTGGGGATCACTAGAGTTCAGGCTATTGTCGACCGCGTCGATACGAGGGCCGTCGACCAAAATGTCGCCCGTCAACATTAACTTAGCCCACCTATCTGACTCAGAACCCCCCGGCCCCCTCCAGTAATCTATTCGTAAAAGCTTACCGTTGAGAACGGGGCAAGGAGCTGGCTCGAAATCATAGGAACAATTAACACTTAAACGTAATTTGTACGACCCGATTTTAGGGGACGCGGAAGATATAAAAGCATTACTAAACCCTACCTCGCTGAAAGTCTCATTAGCCACATTTACGGCGTTTAAGTACGTCATAAACTGCCCACCGACTACGGGGGAACCTGACATAACCCCTCGGGGTGTCTTTTGTGGCAAGACAACATCGAAAGTACCATCGGTACCATGTTGACGCATTAAAAACGCGTAGATCTCGGACGCCTGATCTTTTGTAAGCGAGGGGTAATCAACTTTAAAACTGAATAATTGATTAGGCCGCCCGCGACTATGGCTCCTACTAGAAACTGACACATCTGTTATAGCTGAATAGTTACTCTCAAAATTCACTACCCGGAACGTCGGCGAGCTTGGCAATATCCCCGGCATTAAAACACCCTCCTACCCCTAGAGGTCATTACAGATTGGAAGGCGTTTAGAGCGTCGTTTGATACCATCCTACGCAATGCGTTAATTTGCCCCCCAGTTAGGTTACTACTACGTGCGTCGATATTAACGTTAACCATTACACCACCCGACCCCGCCGGGACAATACTCCCGTCTTGGTTCGGCACAAAATACTCCGCACCTCTCTCCCCCACACGGTACGCCCTACCCGCTTCCACAACTCCACCCTCGGCCCTATACCCGGCTATTAAAGCCGTTGCGGCTATAGTGGCGGCTATACCCGCAATTGCCGGTATTGAGTTTGCGCCCGCCGTTGCGAGTGACACACCCGCCGCCGCCGGTGCGGCACTCGCGGCTATAGTCGCATTGCTTGCCACGGTAGCGGACGTGGCGGCGGCTTGTTGAGATTGCGCTGTGGCAAACTGTATCGCCCGTCGAACACCTATCTCAACCATAGAGCTTATAACCTGGCGGGTAAGATCCTGTACCAGTTTTTTAGCCGCATCAGCGGCGGAAGAGGTTTGAAAAAACACATCAGCAACGGCATCACCAACACCCGAAGCGAACCGGCCCGCCGCGTCCTGCCAGGCTTTGACCCAGTCGTTAGCGGTCTTTTTAGATTCGGCTAGGAAATCGTTTTGCGCTTTTACAACGCCCGCGTTGAATGTTTCGTCCCCGATAAGTCCCGCTTGATAGGCTTGGTTGATCTTACGAACTTGCTCCGCGAATTTATCCGTTGCGGGTAGCACGTCCCCCTCGAGTGTTTCTACAAATTTATCTAATTCCTCTGGGCTCATCGCTGCCCTAATTTCTAAACCCATTTTTTTAGCAACCACGGTTACACTTTCAAGTGTAGCTGCCGTTTTTGCGGCTTCAGGTTCTACGTATCCGAAAGCCTTCGCTAAGTCCAACAGCGCTTGGTTAGCTATAGCCGCAGCCGCGTCTAACCCGTCACCGCTAAGTAAAACTATAAGGGCCTCTAGACCCTTAATTGGTAGTAACACGAGGGTGGACAATGCTTTTACCGCCGGTATAACGTAGTCCGTTAGTACTTTAGCAAGTTTAGTCAGTATACCCGCAAAAGCCGAAACTACGCTAATGCCCAGACCCTTAAGAGAGAGGAACACGTCCCCCCATGCATCGTTAAAGGCTTCTATCCTGGAAAGCGCGTTGTCATCTATACCGGCAATCAATTTGCGAGTGCTGTCCGCCACTTTTTCGATCTCGCCGCGCCCTGCACCTATCGTGTTAAGCAACTTGGTACTTTTATCGCCAAAAATTCCGTAAGCGAGGGAAGCCCTTTCGCTCTCATTTGTAACTTTATTCAGCGCGTCGGTAATCACTAAAAATTGATCTGCCGCATTTAATTTAACCAGTTTATTCGCGCTTATATTTAGGGCGTCAAGGGACGCCTTGGCTCGGCCTAAACCTCTATCGGCGTCGCCTATAGCCCGCGTCATACGCTCGAGGGCGCTGTTCATCTCTTCGGGTGTTGCCCCCGACAGCCGCTCGGCAGCCGTATCCAGCTCTAACATGCGGCTAGACGCTATACCGAGTTCCCGCGACATCTTAGCGATCGCGTCACCGGCCGAAGCAAGTTTAGTTATAAATGTGGTTGCCGCCCCTGCCGCAAATAGAGCCTGGGTCACTTTTATAGCGCGGTCAGCTTTAGCGGCAAAGGAGGTCAGGGACTGGGAGGCGCGATCTATACCGCCGGTAAACTGGCTAGAACCGCCGCCAAGGAGGTTAACAAAAATATCAGTAGACACTATTGCTTGCCCCAGATAGACAGAAGCCTCTTTTTAAGTTCGTCCCCAGAGGGTTTGGGTTTGGGTATACCACGATACATACAATCGCTCACCGTTTTAGGTTTACCACCATGCCGATGTAAGTTGTATAAAAGGGACGTCACTAGCGCCGTCCGCTCATCCCCCCGTAAGTCCCCAAAAGGGTGAACACTGTAAAACGCCTCCCACTCTCTATATTCGGCGTAGGACATAACACTCAACAACTCATCTTTAGTCCTGCCCCCGATAGCTAGAGTTAATGTGTGATCGAACCAGAACCTACGGTCATGTCGGGCTTTTTTTCAAGCTGCGCCTCCGTCCCCCCGTTAACTTCCATTGCGGCATTTAGTAGCGGGGTAAGCGCAGGTAGGCTTGCGTTATCCAACTCCGACAAATCTTCTTTAGTAAACAAGAAAGCGCCACCCTCGTCGCATAGGCACATGCCCACCCAGACAGACGCGGTACTAAATTGTTTGTTATCTGAGATTAGTAAGTCTTGCCAATCCTTCGCACGTGCAGCACTTACAGAACGAACGAAGAGGCAACCCACTTGTTTAATGGCATTGTGTGATAATAGTTCGTTTAAAACATCTTGCTTGTCCACCGGTATCCCCCCGTGTTAATTGACTGATTAAACTTGTACAACTGGGCCGGATATCTCTAACGTGATATTTCCGTTTGTTGTACCATCGACCGAATTACTAACACTTAAGCCAGTAACATACGCCGAAAACTTCCACACCGTAGTGTCTGTAAATACAAATTCAAAATTACGTAATAACTTCGAAGCACGGTCCGTGCGAAGGGCCGCATGCTGAACATCTTGCGGGAGGAAGTTAAGCGTTAAAGTGAACTGTCCCTCATCCGGCAACCCCATACGCTTTTCTACCGCGACGCTGTTGAGGTCCGACACGTTTATCACAGAGGCGGAACCGCTAGGGCCGGTAAGATCCGTTATCTCTCCGATAGCGGTAAATACCTCTGTCGGTGCGCCACCGTCACCCCGTCTTAACAATGTGCCCTGTGATTCTAAAGCCGCACTGCTCATAATATTAAACTCCTATAGTAGCGTCCGTTTCTTTGGTAAAGTATACACACGCATAATGTAACGTAGTACGGTTGGTTGTTTGCTCCAATTCGTCACGCTCAAAATCCGTGCTTAACAAAGTAAAATTTTTAACTACCCCACCAAGATTATCGACAGCCGCTAGACGGTTCTCTACCTCCGCAATGATGCCGTCTAATATCCTTTGTGGGTTATTCTCCACCCCCTCAAGCGTGGAGCAAATAACGTCGATGGTTAGTTGCCGCTTTTGTGTCCGGGGGTACGTCATAGTTGTAGAAATAGCCTCCGTTACAAACACAACAGACACCGCCGGTACCTGGGATACATCGCTAGGCATAACCGTATTACCCTCAAGGCGTTTTATCGCCCCGGCGTCTAGCATCGGTTGTAACAACTCAAGGATTTTGGATTTAACCGAGTAGCGTACATGGTCCACCATCAGATTGCCCTCAGGTTAACTATAAAGGTCTGATCTATTACCGGCCCGATAGACTGCACTTTATACACGGTATCACTAACAGCAAATATTATAGTACCCTCCCCCTCGACACACCCCCAATACTCCCGAGGTAGCTCAAGGGTAGGGTTATAACCTATAACCCCGAGGCGGTTACTCGCGGACGGTTCAAGAATACCATACATACTAAATTTAGTAGCGCTACTCGGGTAAGGCATTCCCGGGGGTGTGTAGCAAAACTCATCACCTAACACCTCCAGGAAACCCGACTCCCGGGCAATACCTTCGAACTCATCCACGAATGTCATGGTTATGTCAACGTAGCCGTGCCAGGTGTTAACACCACGTTAACAAGGGTATCGCCAGCGAGCGCCCCCTCATATGCATAACCGAAGCTCACGAGGTCGCCTGCCGCCGGGGTGCCCAACTTAGTAACCCCCGCCGCCGACACGTCGTAGTCTACAAGGTCACCCTGATTAATCGCAGTGCCCGCCAGCTTGATAAGTTGAAAACAGCCGACGGGGGCAACGGTGCCCACCTCGCCGGTGCCGATATCCACCGCCGCTATGCATAATACCTCCCCGACTATAACAGGGTCGCCGGAGGCTATCGGTGCCCCGGCGTTGGTGTATTGAAGGGCTTCGCCCTTTGCAATATAATTTCTCACGTCAAACGCTCCTCTATAGATTGTTAATTAGACGCCGGGATTGTAAAACAGAGCTTGCCAGCTTAGCGCCTTAGCTGCGGCGTCAATACGGACCTTCAACTCTACCCCGTCGATGTTCCACCCGTTTTGACCCTCAAGATACGGCTCTTCGATACCATCGAGATAACTAATCTCAATTGTGTCATACACCGACGGGTCGCCCGCCGCGTACCACTTAACTGCCGAGTTAATATCAAGACGCGCATCGGAGATAACCTCCTTAGTGTTAGCAAAGGGGTTTTTTAAGTTCGCGTTGTTTTGACCCGGCTGTGTGGTATTAATAACCCACTCGGTAGCCGTAGGCTCCAACGCAGCAGGAACTAACAAGTACTTTGTCATGACCTGGGTTAAAATTCCGTTGGGGTCTTTTTGTAAACGCGTCTTTGTGTTCAGGTCGTTCAGCGTCGCCAAACTCGGCGCACCCGCAACCCCCGCCACATTGCCATGGTTGGCGTGAAATAACGCCACACCATCCGACATTAATGGGTTAGACGTGAGGACTGCATAAGCCAGATCCCCCACACGACGACGGGCGGCACCACCCATCTTTTGCGGCATTTTTGTAAAAACCTGCAAATCATCGTTGATAATCGCCACCCGCGTGATAGGAAACTTTTTGCCAAACGTTAACAGCTTGACGGTCTCCTTGAATTCCTGAATCCCGCCCGCCTTATACTCTCCCCCCTCAGTTATTTCATCCAGGTCATCAAACTGGGATCCGGCAACGCGGTCCATGGGGCGGAAGTCGGACAAATCGCCCTTAACAGTCCAACGTGAATACGTCTCCGGCGCGGCATCCCACCCCTTAAGCATAGACTTCTTCGCCGTGCTGGTGAGAAAAGCGGGAAAATCCGACGTTGTAAACGCTGCCGCGACCACCGCCATTTTATCGCGACCGATAATGGTGGCGCTGTTACGGCTCACGCAAGCCCGCGCCATTTCAAGCAAGGTGTATGACCGGAAACGATTGGCCGGATCGTCTTTACCCACGCCGGCGCGAAGTTCGAGCGCTCCCACCATTTCTGCCCGGAATTTATCGCGTTCATCTTCCACGACATGAACCGACCCGGCGGGTTGCGTAGATTTACCAAGTTCCACAATCAACGCCGCGTTGGCAACGTCAACCGAAGACCCTGAATCGATATGCTGGTTAGCTAAAGCTGCGTAAGTGTCGCCGAAAGGGGCAAACGCGGCGCGTATATCACTAACGCGTCTACGTTCGGCCGCTACAGCAACATTAACGTTCGTTAACTCCGGCGCGGGCTGCACACCCTCCGGCTTATCTTTGATCGGGGGCATTGTAGGCACTCCTCCTGTGTTGATATATGCGGCGATTGCCGCGCGGTTGTTACTGCTCAAATTGTGTTGTATTGCCGCGAATACGCTCGCGTCCATTGCGGCGGCTATAGGGAGGTCCACCTCTGCGACAAGCCCAGTCGCAAACCCCTTAGACATGGCCTCATCCGCGTTTAGGAAGGTCTCTTCACGTAGCATCGCGGTCAACTCTTCAGAGCCAATACCCGTTACGCTAGCGTATACCGCGAGCAAATTAGCTTCGTACTTATCTAATATGTCGGCGGTCTTTCGCAGGTCATCCGCATTACCGTCTTGTAAAGTCAGCGGCTTATGAACCATCAATAGCGCGTTTTCGGCCATATACCTATTTTTGCCCGCTAAAAACACAATCGACGCCATACTTGCAGCTAACCCGTCATTGTACGTATTTACTATACCGTCATGTCGCTTGAGGGCGTTATAGATACCAAAACCCTCGGTAATCTCCCCACCGCGTGAGATTATACGGACGTCAAGGTCATACCCCTTGTAAGGCGCTAATGCCGTGACAAAGTCCCTCGCAGTAACGCCCCACGACCCTATGTAGTCGTAAATGAATATTTCAGCTAGTTTACTACCTAGCGCCTTAATACTATACCATGTTTTCATTTTGTCTAACCCTCTCTATTAGTCGAATAATGCCACGTTCGTCCGCACGGGCGGTTGCTGCACTCTCGGTACTTGACCCCAGCCGCTCTTTTTCGCGCTCTATCTCATTAAACACGGATTCCGGATCACCGCTGCGTTCGCGTATAGCCTGGGATTTGCTCATGATACTCCCGTTGATAGCGTCCAGCACGGCCCCTACCTCCTTCTGCGGGTCAAACCACGGCATGGGTGGGCCTTTAGCCTCAGCCATATACAGCGTGCGAATATCAATGTCCGAGGGTACGTCTACTAAACCATTAAGCACGGCCATTTTAACTATATGCGTGTACTCCGGCTGTTTTTTGGCGCAGACATACGAAGAACGAAGGACCATATATTGGACCCACGACTCTATTAACTCCTGCCGTTGGGCCGAGAAAGTTCCGTTGTATTCTTTTAGTATCGACGAGGCACCGACACCGAGACCGCCGGAAGCGGAGCGTTTTTGTGAATTTAAATATTGAATCAGGTTAGTGTTAGGCCGTTCAGACGCCAATATCTCCGGCTCTACGCCAACTTCCGGGTTAAACACCGTACCAGGTGCAAAATTTAATTGAGTGTCTAAAACCTTATTCTTGTCCGGCACATAACGCTCGTTTTTGTTCAGAGTCATAACGACGGCGGCCGCCACCCGCATTGCGACGTTCTCCGACTCCTCAGCGTCTTTTAATGCCTCGATACGGTTAAACACCGAAGCAAACACGGACACCCCCCGATTTTGACCAATACGTGACGCTGTCTTAATATGTGACACCCTGTCCGCCGGTATAGTCCGGTAGTCATTACGGAAGGTGTCGCCGGGATGGTCTTTGCTAATATAGAAATTTGTGGCGCGGCCCCAACCATTACGTTGTATACCTTGTTTTATATCCTTAGACTTATCGTTGTAGTCTTCCGGGACTCGGTCGCATTCGATCATCTCGAAGGCAAACTGAAGATCCGTAGCATACTCGTATCTGGGAACTTTACCTACAAGATACTGAGTAAACACTTCACCGTCTCTAAACCAACTACGCGCTAAAAGCCTATCCGCCGCCGCCGCGTCAAGTTCGCCCGTAACCTCTGGCCTACGGTTATACTCAGCAACAATGGCCGCAAGCTGCCGGTTAAAATCAACGGCAAGCTCCCCACTAACCAGCTTGGCCATGGGCTCCATACGCACACCCATGGCCCCAATCGTAAACTTAACAAGCGTATCTAAAGCAGATACGGCGAGATCATAATTCTGCTCGAGTTCCCGCGCATTACCCCGAATAGTTTTCGCCGCCCCCTCGGTAACAGCGGTACCCGACCTATTATCCCCCCGCATTTTACTTAACCGGGTCCACTTTGCCGCCTCGTATGCCGCCTGTACATAACGCGCTCTGGCGCGATTCGCCGCCCATACCGGGGCAAGCACTAGTATCGTACGATCAAGTAGAGAGATCTTAGCCATTATCGTTGAAACGCACTAGTGATATACCGAGTAAACTACCGCCGCCTGGTGCTTGCGCACTCTGTAACGCGGATTCTAGACGCCCCACTTCTTTATAGTACATGTCCGGGTCACCTAGCTGAACAGTTCGACCATTCCACGACATAGTACGGGCACCGCGCAAAGAGGCTTTATACGCAGCTTGTGCCAAGGATAGCGCATCTTTTATTTCGTCGACGTTCATCTATACGTCGCAACCGGGATGCCGCGTTTGTCTTTAACATAGACAAGACGCCGCGCCGGGGTCTGAGCGCCGGCAGCTGCCGGGGTCTGAGCGCCGGAAGCTGCCGGGGTCTGAGCGCCGGAAGCTGCCGGGGTCTGAGCGCCGGAAGCTGCCGGGGTCTGAGCTTTACCCCTCACTGTGAGTGTTGACATAAACTACCTCCTGTTAAACCATCCGGATTGATTACCTAGCCAGCTATTGACTGGTTGTGCGGTTTGATGTTGCTTAGTCCCATTACCGGGTGTTTTAACGGAACCAGAACCCCTATGTACCTTCAAACTATAGGCTACAGCATAGCACAGATATTCACAATCGAACCGGTGATTGTGTTTACCCATCCGCACCCACAATACCCCGCCATTAGGTTTAACAATCTTAACCTCCGCCACCTGCTCTTTGCAATACTCTTCACTAATGTTGGAGGGTAAAAACCATGTACGGGGCTCTTTATCGTACTGATCCTGTACCCAGGTTTTAAAAAAATTCGAGTCCAAATGCCACAACTGCAACCCGCCGCGCAGCACTTTACCTTGGTAGCCGATATCAATTTCCGACACTCGTATCGGTTTGGGTTGCCCGGCGGGTTGCCCTTTCACCGCATAGGCCCAACCTTTGTGCTCGTAACAAAATGCGTAAACCGGTTCAGGTCTATATCCGGTATCAATAAACACCCTTTCTATATGATGACCACTATAGTCGTAGTCTTTAAACTCAGCGACGCGCTCCCAGGTACTTTCAAGCGCAGAGTCCCCGACTAGCTCACCCTCGTCGATAAGCCAAGACTTACCTTCACCCCAACCGCGTATCACATAAAATAAGCTACTCTTACCGACGTCGACCGCCATAAAAATGTGTTCTGTAGCATCGTTAACTTCACCGTATTTATACTCGCCAGCTAAAGCTTGTATTTCTTCCCACTCTCTGACTGCGCCCAATACCTGATACAGCTCGCCCCCCTGCAAATTGAGCACTGACTGTATTCGCGTGGACTCGCCGGAGTTTAGCGCTTTAACATACCCCTCCGCCCGGTCGCCAAAGGATTTCCAGGGGGACATAAGCCCGGAGATCCAACAAGAAAACGTACTCGATGCCGGTTGCGGCCCGCGCACTTCGCCACCCTCAACATATTGACCCGGAGCCAGAAATACCCCGGCGCTATTCATTTCGGGCTTATATTTTTCTTCAATCTTATGACCATTAGTGCACTGTAACCGCGCCTCCTTTGCCGCTCGCTCTGGTGTGCAATCGTCGGGGATATATAACAGACTCCAGCGTGGAATAAAATACTCCCCGCATACGGGGCAAGGGACTGCCCATTCGTGCCTAGTGCCCTCCTGCCACAATGCCCAGATGGGAGACTGTACCGCGCTCGGCTCACCAAGTTCCCAGTGGAATAGCCCGGTATCAGGATGCCGTTGCGCCTTAACACTTCCGGTAGTCGGAGTGCTTACGACTACCGTTCTACCATCGGGGTACGTAGAGTGTCGTGCATCGGCGGCTTCTTTTGGGTTGCTCCCGTCACCAATATCGTCGGGCATACGGTCTATTTCATCAACAAGCACTAACCCGGCCGGGTCAGAGGATATCTCCGTCGCAGAGTGAGCCCAGGCTAACCGCACTTTAACGCCGCCAACGATCTTTTGGGTTTTCATACCCTTTTTACCACCCGTTGTTTTAATACGCAGCCCTTTAGCGTTACGTATTAAAGCCGTTAGGCGCGGCTCGATCATCTTTTCGATGAGGGATTTAGTGGGCCCTATATACAATATGGGGGTAGGGTCGTCGTCCAACCGATGACCTATAACGTTTAGTATAACGCCGTCGGTTTTCGACATTTGAGCACCACACGCAACAATGATGTTTTTGTAGTGAGGATCGGTGCAAGCTTGGCCGATGGGTATAACCCAGGGAGCCCGCTCGGGTCTAAACTTTCCTGGCTCCGCGCTTCCGGGTGGGAGTATTCTGTTTTCGCTTGCCCACTGGCTTGGGCACCTCTTCGGCGGGGGTTGTAGCGTCGGTAACGCTAAAATGACGGCGTTGTAGATCTTCGACAAACTCCCGAAGTCGATCGACGACGTTCGCTCGAACTCCTCGCATCTCATCCAGTATTCGCTGTCTAATAACTGCGGGATTGTCAACTCCGGCCAACTCATTGGCTAACCTCCCCGCAATTGCGTCAAGCCCAGCGCCGAATATCGCAAACACAGCGAGCAACGTCTCGACAAAGCCGCTAACGGGTGCGATAAGTCCGCGCTTTTCTGCCGCTTCGACTTCAGCCTTTTCAGCTTGCGCATTGTACAATCTCCCCCGAGCATTAGCGCCGTGTTGTTTATCGTTTATATAGGCCTCGACACATTGTTGCAAATCATACTTCTTATTAGCATTTTTAGTCAGTAGCCCTTCATTAACCATCTGATTTACGCGGCGTACACTGAGGTTCAGTATATAAGCTACGTCGCCAGGGCCGCAGTTTTTAGCATCATCTATACGCATTGGAAAAATAGTAGTAAATTCAGTAGGTTAAAAATGCAAAAAGACCGCGGCCCGAATC